ATGGATAGAGAATTTACGCAGACGATTGAGACTTACGGGCATCCTTTTTCAGTGTCTGCTGGAAAAGAAGCGGAAGAAGCATTTAAGACAGTCGGAATCGTTGTAAGAGCCAAAATCGAGCGGCTTTGCAATGAAAGAAGGTATGAAGAAGCAAAGGAACTTGAAAAAGCATTGATAACTATTAACAATGCAGATTATAACCACTAACCATAATCGGTCGGTGGTTTTTTTGTTGGGTAAATATGGGTAATACTACGTATTATTACACAATAAAACTGTGCATGTGTACCGCAAGACATTTGCATCCGTCCTTTATCGTAAGACAGGGGATGTATTGCTAGTGAGTAAATTGCTGGGTCATGCAAAGCCTGACATGACGGTCCAGTACTATCTTGTGGATGATATAGAGGAGATGCAGCATAAGTACAATAGAGTAGCATAATAGGAGAATGGCTTATGATTTGACAAAAACGAAGTAATATGCTATATTCTAATCAGTCTCACAGCGTAGATGGTCGTTGTGATGGTTCCGCTGCCGATTCTGGCGGGCACGGGTTGAAATAGTTTTTCTGTTTCAAAATAGAAGAGAGAGGATAAAACCTCTCTCTTGCTTTTTTATAACACCATTTCTGCAATTCCAACCAATTTCCCGGTAGGTCTTCCGATTTCATCTCCATTGTTATAAATTCTTACAAATAACTTTTTGTTTTTGGAATCAGATATTAACTCATGGTCTGTATAAATAACTCTGCCAAATTCTATTCCTTTTGTTCCGTCTTGCAAATTAACAATATGCACGGTTTCCGAATCGTAAATAATAATGTTTATTTCGTCTGGCTCTGCTCTGCCTGTGTAAGGATTACAATAAATGCAATTGCTTCCATCCTCCATGTAACATAAATACATTTTTGCTAATTCTTTCATAATTTCCACCTTTTAACCTTTCGTTTGTAAATTTGCTTCAATGCAATCAATGATAAATTGATTTAGGCTCTTCCCTGATGCTTCCGCAGCGGATCTGTACTCCTCTTTCTTTCCTTTCGGAATACGAATCCTGATTTCATCCAGTGTTGACAGATATTTTTTTGCATATCCAAGTTGCTTTTGCGATACTGCCATGTCATCAACTCCTTTCAATGAGTATAATAGCACATTCCTATTGCTATGGGAACATATAAAATGCACAAAAATATGGGAACATATTTGTATAATTTGGCAATTGAAACTATGGGAACATAAGTGTATTATAACATCATAAGGAACAGCAAATAAGTCATAACAAAGGAGAATTGATATGAAATATAATGTAAAATTTAGCTGCGGACATGTTCAAGAAAAGGAACTTTTCGGGAAAAGCGAAGAAAAAGAGAAAAAAATAGCATATTTTGAAAAATATGGTCTTTGCCATGAATGTTACTTAGAGCAAAAAGATAAAGAAAACTCTATTGGGTGCAAAGCAGTTGAAATGTCTTACATTCAATATAAGCAGGAATGCCCTGATTGCAAAACCAAGCGTGGAAGCTATAATGGTGATACAAAAACCATAATAGTATATATTCCATATGACAAATTGAACGATGAAATTGATTATGATTACAGAACCGAATGTGCAAAAAGAGTACGAGAAAGAAAATATGTAAATGATAGTCTCGGCAAGGCAGGTTTTTGTTTTGACTGCAGACACATAGAAATGGATACGGAAGATATTAATAAATTGTGGGATAAAATGAAAGTAATCATTGCTGATGGAAAAGAATATAAGACATACGAATAAAAAAGGGAGAGCATAACACTCTCCCTATTTTTCTGCAATCATTCTGTTGATCTCCTGGCAGTCCTCCTGCGCTTGCTGATAGAGCGTGTAAGCTGTGTCGGCTTTTATTGCGGATCCTGCCTTTTCTGCTAGAATCCGATAGTCATTCATTTTCTGAGCGCATCCATACTGCGCATACTCCAGTAATTTCTGTTTGTCCATATTGTTCTCCTTTGGTGGTTGGTTATCTGCTGCAATAAAATCATAGGTCTTTTTGTCGGATGATGTCAAAAGGTTTTCAGCGCGACTTCCGACTATTATTTTAAATATGTGTTGTTAAGTAAAAATAACGGTTGTTGTTGAAAAGTAATAACGTATGTTATATAATCATAATGTAATAGTAGATATTGTGAGGTGTTTTATGAACATAAAAGGTAGAATGAAAAAACTGCAAACTGCTATTATCAAAAAAGGATTTATTGTAAAAATCAATACATGTCAATTCTACTCTGATGATCAAGGAAGAATGATTACATGTTATAAGGTTTTAACTCCCATAACTTATTTTTCGAGCAAGAAATTAGAATGGAAAATAACGGATTACGAAATAATATCATCTTGCTCTATCATTGATATTATTATGTGCTTGTTGGATATTTATAAGGCGGTGAGCGAATGGCAAGAAAGCTAACGGAAAGGCAAAAATTATTTGCTGATTATTATATCGAATGCGGCAATGGTACAGAAGCTGCCAGAAGAGCCGGATATTCAGAAGATAGTTGCAGACAAATAGCTACAGAAAACTTAACAAAGCCGTCTATATGCGAATATATTGCGGAGCGAGTAAAGCCAACAGAGGAAAAAAGGGTTGCCACGGGAGATGAAATCATGCAGTTTTTCACTTCCGTTATGCGTGGTGAGGTGTTAGATGCTTTTGATTTGCCACCAAGCCTTTCTGACAGAAAAGATGCCGCAAAGGAATTGGCAAAAAGAATAATTGACATAGAGAATAAATCAGAGCAAGGAGGGGTCACTATTGTCAACAACATTCCAAGACCAGACAACAGTAGACCTGACTGATTTGATTGCACCTTGTTATTACAATTTACATTGGGATATTTTAGACGGAAATCACACATATTATGATTTATATGGTGGAAGAGGTTCCGCTAAATCTTCTGCCGTGTCGGTTGAGATCGTTTATGGAATGATGAATGATGCAATGGAAGGGAAGCTGACAAATGCGGTTGTCTTTCGGAAATACGCTGTCACTCTCAGAGAATCTGTTTATGAACAAATCCAATGGGCAATAGATGCCCTTGAAGTGTCTTATTTGTGGGAGGCAAAAGTAAGCCCCTTGCAATTTGTGTACAAACCTACCGGACAAAAGATTATATTTAGGGGGCTTGACAAAGCAAAAAAAACGAAATCTATCAAATCAAGCAAAGGTTATTTTAAATATCTGTGGTTTGAGGAGTTGGACGAATTTGCGGGAATTGAAGAAATAAGAACAGTGCAGCAGTCTGTCCTTCGTGGAGGAAGCAAATTTGTCGTATTTAAGTCATTTAACCCTCCGATCAGCAGAACAAACTGGGCAAACAAATATGTTGATGAATCAAGAGAAGACAGCTACAGACTACACACAGATTACACCATGATCCCTATCGAATGGCTTGGACAACAGTTTGTTGATGATGCAATGCATCTTAAAAAGACAAACGAAAGAGCGTACAACCATGAATATTTAGGTCTTCCTGTCGGACTTGGCACCAACATATTTGAGTTGTTGGAGATCAGATCAATATCTGATGACGAAATTAAAACCTACCAGTCGATATATCAAGGGCAAGACTGGGGATGGTTCCCAGATCCAAAGGCATTTATTAGACTTGCATATCTGCCGAACAAGGAGCAAGTCATTCTTCTTGACGAACTTGGTGGAAATAAAATTCGTAATACCGACATGGCAAGGCAGATTATTGATAAAAATTACGATGATGTAAGGATTATGTGTGGTGTTGATGAAGAAGAAAGTATTTTAGATTTTAGAGATGCCGGACTTCCGGCAAGGAAAGCTATCGTAACTCCTGGGAGCCGTAAATACACATTCGAATGGTTGCAGTGCAGAACCATTGTGATAGACCCGGCACGAACACCAAGGGCATATAATGAGATCATATCTTACGAACACGAAGTGGATGGCAATGGAGAAGTTATATCAGATTATCCAGATGGGAATGACCATTGGATTGATGCTATCAGATATGCAACGAGTCCGCTATCAATGAAGAGAGGTAACAGCGCATGATGAAGACGGTAAACATATTAGGCACACCATACTCTTTCAAGGTTGATGACATTAATAACCCAGAGTTGAGAGAAAATGATGGTCTTTGTAGAGTGTTTGACAAAGAAATCATCGTCAGAGCAACGGAATATATGGGTGGAATTTCTGAAGAGTCAAAGCAAATAAGAACGGATCATGTTGTCAGACATGAACTGATCCATGCCGTAGCACAAGAATGCGGTGTTGCGTATGGAAACAATGAGGACTTAGTCGATTGGATTGCTCACATTATACCTATAGTCAATAAAGCGTTTGATGAGATAAAAGAGGATAACTAAATGGGACTGATTCAGACTATAAAAGGATGGGTAAATATGCTGTTAAAGAGAAAAGCGGAAGATGAATTCCTGGTGGATGCTATCAACACAGACACGATGGACAAATTTATCAAGAAGTGTGTGCAGATCTATCAGGGTAAGCCGGAGTGGTTGGATGAGAAAGACCATGTCAAAACTATCAACTTTGCAAAGTCCATCTGCTCCGAGGTTGCGCGACTGACCACTCTCGCAATCGGTATCACAGTTGATGGCTCTGCGCGGGCAGACTGGTTGCAACAGCAGATCGAGGATGTGTACTTCAACCTCCGGCACTGGGTAGAATATGGCTGTGTGTACGGCACAGTAATCCTTAAGCCTAACGGCACAGGGATTGACCTGTTCACACCGGACAGATTTTTGGTGACGGAATGTGTCAATGATAAAATAACTGGTGTTATCTTCTATTTTTCTGAAAAGGTCAAAAAAGATTTGTGGTACACCCGACTGGAATATCACAGATTTGCTGATGATGGCTCTTATCTGATTGACAATGTGTGCTATGAGGGCAAAAGTAAGGATGATACCTACAAAAAGGTTGATATCTCTGATACACCGTGGAATGGATTGCTTGAGAGTGCTGTTGTAGGTGGAATAGAACAGCCTTTATATGGTGTTCTGCGCACTCCTCAAGCAAATAATATCGACATCAGTAGTCCGCTGTCCATGCCTATCTTCGCGGAAGCTATCGAGGAACTGAAAGACCTTGATATTGCTTATAGCCGAAACAGCAAGGAGATCATGGACAGCAAGCGCACAGTGTTGATGGATTCTGACAAGCTGTTCCCATTCAAGTCTTCAGAGTTATTTAGACTTGATCCCACAATTGCCGCAGGCAGGATGAAAGAAAAGATGGGGATGCCGAATTATGTCAAGATTGTAGAGGGCAATGGCTCAGATGATTTCTACCAGGAGATCAATCCCACACTGCAGACACAGACCAGACTGGATGGAATCAATGCTATTCTGTCACAGATCGGATATAAGATTGGATTCAGTAATGGATATTTTGTATTTAATCAGAAGTCCGGCATGGTTACCGCCACGCAGGTAGAATCAGATGATCGCAGGACAATCCAGTTTATCAAGGATGTCCGTGACAAATTAGAGGACTGTTTGGATGATACCATCTATGCACTGGACGTGATGGCTACGCTTTACGGACTGGCTCCGGCCGGAACATATGAAGTAACATATGACTTCGGAGATATTACATATAATCGAGAAGAAGACCGCCTGCGGTGGTGGCAATATGTTCAAGCGGGCAAAGTACCGGCATGGATGTTTTTTGAAAAATTTGAGGGTATGAGCGAGGAAGAAGCCAAAGCTATGGTGGATGAAGCCCAGCCCAAGGAAGAAATGCTGTTTCCAGAGTAATTTGATTGCTCTTTTACCATTTAAGCATGATAGAACACAAATAACTTATCATCTTCTGCATTTGCGCTGACCGAGAAGTGAGAGAATAAGCGGTTATAGCCTCCTTTCTAAAAAATCCTAAAGGGGTGATAGAGTGGCACATGACAAGAATTACTATGCATCAGAATTTCATAAGTACTCTATTCATCGGACTGAAAAGGGTATTCGGATAGATATTAACTTCCAACCATTGGGAGCTGCTCTTGACCGGGCACAGCTTGCGCTGGACAACCAAGTATGGCACGATATGAAACGGCATATGCCGCGGAGAGATGGAGAACTGATCCGCAGAACCAACGCTTTGAATGAAGTGGCTGCCGGATCAGGTGAAGTCCATGTGTATGATCCTACTCTTCCGTATGCCCATTATATGTACATGGGCGAGAAATATATAGATCCTGTGTGGCGGGTTGGTGGATTTTACGGTATCTTGCCAGATAAAGAAGGACAATGGTGGAGCCGTAAGGGTATAACCAAGATTCCAAGCGGAGAACCGCTGAACTATACAAACCCTGAAGCAATCTCCTTGTGGGATGTGGAAGCTATTGAGAGATACGGTGATGACTGGGTGGAAGTAGTCAGACGGGTATTAGAGGGGAGTGACTTGAATAATTGATAACTCCTGAATATTTGAATAAGGTGATCCAAGGGGTAGAACTGGCGGTCAATCGTCTGAACAACCAGTTGCTGAAAGAGGTTGTAAAGAAGATCGTAGAAGCCTTTTACACTGGCAAAGACATATTGATGCCGTCTACCATACATAAATTGCATCAGATTGTGCAGAGCGGATACACACTGGACAAGATCCGCAAGACCATAGAGGATGCATTGCCGGACATATCCTCAGAGATCCATAAGGCATTTTTAGAATCTGCTAACACCATAGCAGCATACAACTATGAATTTTCAAAATTAATGATCCATGAGTACAACATCAACCGGGAGATGCCGGAATATACTTTTGAAAACATTCCGCGGTCTGCCAAGGATCTGAACATGACCCGGATGGAGATCATGAAACTGGAAAACGCATACAAGCGCACGAACGGCACTGTCAGAAATCTGACCAAGACCACTGCGATATCTGTGCAGAATGAATACGTGCAAGCTTGTGATGATATTTACATGAAAGCGCAGGCGGGAGTGCCAGTACAGCAAGCTGTTAATGATGTTGTTGGAGACCTTGCCAAGCGCGGGATCACAACAGTAGAATATGGCACCGGGCACACGGACAAGATTGACACAGCCATTGCAAGGGCGGTTCGTACCGGAATCAATCAGGCAAATAGCGAGATCATCCTTACCCGCTGTGCAGAAATGGGAATCCAGTATGTCAAAGTCAGTCAGCACTTGGGAGCGAGAGTTACCAAGCATGATGACTACACAAACCATTCATGGTGGCAGGGAAAGATATATTCCCTTGACTGGACAAAAGATGTGCTCATTAAAAATATGGCATCTGTACCATTGCAAGACAAAGAATTTGGATATTTGCAGGAATTAAAACAGAAGCTCATGGTAGAAAAGAAATATAACTACCCTGATTTTGTGGAGACTTGCGGATATGGCCAGATTGAGGGAATCATCGGTATAAACTGCCGCCATACGTTTCAAATGTGGCTTCCGGGAATCAATATCAACCATGATGAGCCGATTGACCCGAAAGAGAATGAAGAGCGATATCGGCATGAGCAGGAACAGCGGGCAATGGAGCGAAGCATCCGAAGAATGAAAGGTGAGCGGAAGGCTCTGCAGCAGATTCCGCGGAACGAGGACACGGATGCAAAGATTTCGATGTTGACAGAAAAAATCAAGAAAGCTGTCGAGAAGTACCAGGAACATTGCAAAAAATACGGTCTGCCATATTATTCTGACAGACTGGGAATAGGGGTGATATGATGTACACATATTATAATCCGAATCCGAACGGAGCAACGGTCGGTGACTGTGTTGTCCGGGCACTGTGCAAGGCTTTTTGTATGGACTGGGACAAGTGCTTTTCGGAGCTGGTCGCATATGCCTACTGGCTGAAGGATATGCCATCTGCCAACCGTGTATGGGGTAAACTGCTTGCAGACAAGGGATATCATCGCAAAATCTGTGATTGTGACTGCACGGTAGCGGAATTTGCCGAAGAGCACACGGACGGTATTTATGTCCTTGCATTGCAAGGTCATGTCGTCTGCGTGATTGACGGTGTTTACTATGATTCGTGGGATTCCGGGCGGGAAGTACCATTATATTACTGGCAGAAAAAATTATAAAGGGGATACAAAAGATGACAGTTAAAGAGGTGTTAGACTTGATGAACAGCTATAGTGGATTAACGACAATCGCTGTGGTTGTTCTCGCAAGTTTGTTGGAGGTTTCTAAAATCAAAATCAATCCGTGGTCATGGATTGGCGGTCTTTTAAACAAAAATGTCATGTGCAAGGTGGATAAGATTGAAAAAAACCTTGCCGATGTCGAAAGAAAAGTGGGTGAAAGCACTGCGGTGTCATCGAGATACAGAATCCTTCGGTTTGATGACGAATTGTTGCACGAAGTAAAGCACACGAAAGAGCATTTCGACCAGATTCTGTATGATATAGATGTGTATGAAACATATTGCAACGAGCACCCGGATTTTAAAAACAACCTAGCTGTCATGGCAATCAAGCATATTAAAAACGTCTACCAAAAATGCAGCCGCGATAATTTGTTTCTGTAAAAGGGGATAAAAATTGAAAATCTGTGAATTTACAATGCCGGAGATCAGGTATCTACTGGCAGAATGTAATTTTACAGAGGATGAGCGCACACTGTTTGATATGCGGTGCGTGGATGTACCACTGGAAGAATGTGCGGAGCGCATGAATGTTTCTCTCAGCACTGCTAAACGCTTAAATAAGCGTATAAAATGCAAAATTGATAAATTGTATATGTGACACTTTTTAGAGCCTTATATGAGCCATTTACGGTATCGTATTGGCTCTATTTTTGTGCAAAAATTTAAGTATGAAAAAAGGTTATAGCAATCTCTATTTATCCACGGATGATAGGGATATCATGGACGAACTGAATAGACTGGAGGAAAAGAACAATGCCGTATCCGCAGAACCCTTACATGAATTATCAGACCGGCTATCAGCCACAGGCTTTACCGACTATGCAATCGCAAGCATCCTATCCTGCTCCCTCATCTAATGGGATTAACTGGGTGTCGGGGGAAAGCGGTGCGAAGTCATGGATCGTTGGAAGAGGTGAATCCGTATTGCTGATGGACAGCGAGAGCCAGTGTTTTTACCTCAAATCAGCAGATGCAAGCGGTATGCCTTTGCCACTACGGGTATTTGATTACACAGAGCGCACGCAGACCGCTCCACAAGGCTCACAGACCGCCTTAAATCAATCCAGTGATAATTTTATCACACGAAACGAATTTGACGATTTGAAGGCAAAATATGAAGAGTTGGAAAGACAAATGAAATCTTCCAACAAGCCGGCTGTCAGAAAGAAAGAGGTGACAGAGAATGAGTAACTCTTTGTACAATCAGGTTAATCAGGACAGCCCTATGTCTATGGTGCAGCAGTTTAATCAATTCTGCCGGCAGATGCATGGAGTTAATCCTCAAACCATGTTGATGGATATGCTCCGGTCGGGGAAAATCAATCAGCAACAGCTTAACCAGGCACAGCAAATGGCACAGCAAATGCAATATTTACTACGGCAATAAGTCGGGTCGACACGGCTTTAAGCAAATAAATCATAATCGGAGGAGATTATTATAATGACGGACGGATTATCAGCAAGTGATGTTGCTCTCTTACAGGGTAACAGAAACAGTAACGATGATGGTATGTGGGGCGGTAACGGTGCATGGTGGATCGTTTTGTTCCTGATCTTCGGTTGGGGCAGAAATGGCTTCGGCTTTGGCGGTGGTTCGGGATCCGCAACAGACGGATACATTCTGACTTCCGACTTTGCCAACATCGAGCGTAAGATTGATAGTGTCAACACCGGGATGTGCGATGGCTTTTACACACAGGCACAGCTTATCAATGGTGTAAACACCAACATCTTAACACAGGGCAATGCTACCAATATGGCAATGATGCAGGGATTCAATGGTTTGCAGACTCAGATCACAGATTGTTGCTGCCAGAACAGATACGATGCGCTGCAGAACGCTAATACCACCAAAAATGCGATTCAGAGTGGCTTCTGCCAGACGAACTATAATAACTCTAACAACACTAGAGATATTATCGAAAGCCAGAACGCAGGAACCCGTGCAATCCTTGAAGCAATCCAGGCTAACAAGGTTGAGGCTCTTAATCAGCGTATTGCTGAGCAGAATCAGCAGATCAATTCCTTACAGCTTGCGGCATCTCAGAGCGCACAGAACCAGTACCTTGTAAACCAGTTGAGACCCAGTCCTACACCTGCATACGTGGTACAGAACCCGTACTGTTGCTGTGGACAGACTTATGCCGGGTATTATAACGGTACTACAATTGCATAGCGAGTAATCGGAGCGCAAGGCTTATTCGGGAATAGGGTGTGCCTGCGGGTGCGCCCTTTTTCTGACAGAAAGAGGTGAATATTATGTTTTTAGGACGAGTAACGGGATGGACTTCTGTGGTTGGCCAGTATATCCCTTTTCAGACTGTAAAAAATACTAACAGTAAAATCACAAACAGCAACGGTCTTTTGTCTCTGCGGACTGGCGGCCTGTGGGATATTGATGCCGCACTTACACTGTCCGGGGTTGCCGGGAATGTTGTTGTGTCGGTACTGGCAGACGGTGTTGCTACTGGTACGACAGTAACAGCCACCACCACAGCGGCGGGATTTGTGACGGTGCCGATTGTAGATGCGATCAGAACCGTACTGGCGCAGTATCCTAATGTTGCGAATGTTGGTTTGCAGATTGATACTGCAGGTGTGACAGTAAGCGGCACTCTGCGTGTCGAGAATGTGAGGTGAGCATGATGAGACATGATAAGATGTTAGATGTAATTTGCGAGGAGATCGACAAGATTGCGGACAAGGGGTTGACCACTGGAAATCTCGATACCGCATTCAAGCTGATTGATATGTACAAGGATCTCAAGACTGTTGAGGGCATGGAAGAGTACGATGATGACCGATACAGCCAGGCAAAAGGACGAATGAGAGCCAAAAGAGACAGCATGGGAAGATATTCTCGCAGATACGATGATGGTAACTCTTACGATGACGGTGATTACTCTGAGAGAAGATACATGGACAGCAAGCGGATGTACCGAAATGACCATTCTATGGCCAGTAAGCAGAGTATGCTTGCCGATCTTGAGGACTTCATGGGAGATATGCATAACAAGCTGAAAGAACTTAAGCGTGATGCTGATACTCCAGAAGAACGTGAGACCATCGACAAGTACATTAAGATGCTTGAAAGAATGTAAAATCAGAAGAGGGCAGGTAAAACTGCTCTCTTTTTATGCAAAATAACATGTGATATAAAAACACTAGATATTTAATGTTTACATAAAATAACAAGTGTGATAAAATTAAATCGCAGGCAACCATATATTTCTTTCAGACCTCTCCTAAAGGCGAAAGCCCTGCATGATAGTTTAATGGCAAAAACTGCACTGTGGAAATGGTGCAATATCGGTTCGATTCCGGTTCACGCGGTTCGGTCGGCAGACCTAAAATGACAAGCGTACACAACAACATGGTCGATGGTTACAGACCTAAAACAACCTAATATGGAGGATTGTATGAAAACAGAGGAATTAAAAGCACAGGGATTAACTCAGGAGCAAATCAATTTTGTCATGGCTGAGAACGGCAAGGATATCGACAAGATTCAGAAGAAGTTGGACGATATGACCGTGGAGCGTGACAAGGAAAAAGGCAGGGCAGATACCGCGGAAGAGACTTTAAAGGGCTTTGACGGGGTCGATGTTGAGAAGCTGAACAAGTCCATTGCGGACTGGAAGAAAAAGGCAGAAGATGCAGAGAAAGATTACAAGCAGAAGATTGCTGACAGAGATTTCGATGATCTGCTGAAAGAAGCTATCAAATCTGCCAACGGCCTGAATGAAAAAGCTATCATGGGATGCCTTGACATTCCCACTCTGAAAGCATCCAAGAATCAGAAATCTGATATCGAAAGTGCTATTAAGACCTTGTCAGAGGCTGAGGACAGCAAGATGCTGTTTAAGGCAGAGAACATTGTTACTCCCCATTTTACAAGTGTAAATAAGGGCGGTAACAATGGTGGCGGCATCAAGTCCAAGGATGATATCTACGCTACCGATGACAAGGGAAGATTCAAGTATACACCGGAACAGCGTGCACAACTGATCGCGGATAATCTTGGTTTTTTCCAGTAACCAATTTAACCGGTCCGCAGTTTGAGCGGATCGCTGACCAACAAAAATTATTGGAGGTATTTTTTTATGGCAAACATTACGACAGCCGCAGAAGAGAATCTGATCAAAAATGCCAACCTTGCGACAGCAAGACAGATTGATTTTGTGTCCAGTTTTGGCTATTCCACAAAGAAGTTGATGGAATTGCTCGGTGTCATGAGACTGATTCCCAAGCAGGCAGGTACTCTGCTTAAGAGACATACCGTAACTGGTACTCTTCAGAGCGGTGCTGTTCCCGAGGGTGAGATCATTCCTCTGTCCCAGTACACCACTACAGATACACCCATCGGAGAGATTACCCTTGACAAGTGGAGAAAAGCCACTTCCGCAGAAGCTATTCTGGACAAGGGATATGATCAGGCGGTAAATGAGACCCGTACCAAGATGTTACAGGACATTCAGACCGGCATCAGAAGCGGCATTATCTCCTCTCTTACCATCTCTGGACAGCCTACCGTAACTGGTGTAGGTATCCAGGCTGCACTGGCACAGGCATGGGCTAAACTGCAGATTGCGTTTGAGAACGATAATGTTGAAGCGGTTTACTTTGTAAATCCTACCGACATTGCTGATTATCTGGGTAAGGCACAGATTACCGTACAAAATGCATTTGGTTTCACCTATGTTGAGAATTTCCTCGGTCTTGGTACCGTGATCATCAACAGCGGAATTGCTGCCGGAACGTTCTTCGCAACTGCAAAGCAGAACATGGTTGGTTACTATGTTCCTGCCAACGAGAGCGATCTTGCAAAGGCATTCAGTTTTGTATCTGATGAGACTGGAATGATTGCAATTCATGAGTACGCTGATTACGACCGTCTGACCGCAGATGACACCATCCTGTCCGGTATCAAGATCTTTGCTGATATGACCGCAGGTGTCGTAAAAGGTACGATCACTCAGGCGGCAGCGGCAAGCCTGGGGGAATAACAGGCTATAGCTTAAGCAGATACACAGCCGAAGATCTGAATGGCATGACAGTTGCTGAAATCAGGTCTTTGGCTGATGAGTTGGGCTATAGCATAACCAAGACGAAGAAGGCAGACATTATTGACGAGTTTTTAGCACAACAGGGGTAAATCAGTATGTATGTAGACTATGCGTTTTACAAAAATTTATACGGGACTACTGTTGATGATAAGGTTTTTAATCGGCTCATTTGGAACGCTGAAAAGCTTGTCAAGAATGCTGTGACGGGTGTTGATGGTAGATGCAAGCTGGATTTTGCATTCCCGGATGTGGCATACGATGCCGAAGCGGTCAAACGCTGTGAATGTGCTTTGGTGAACATCATGGCAAAGATTGAAAAGGCAGAAACAGAAGCAGAGGGCAATAAGACGGTGAAATCCGTATCGGCAGGAAATGAAAGTATCTCTTATGATACTGGTAGTGGTCTGATAGGCAAGGTCTTGTCAGACAAATCTGCACAATCAAGACTATATGCGGATACCATCAACGAATACCTGAGAGGTACAAAAGACAAAAACGGAGTAAATCTTCTGTTTGGTGGAGCATATCCATTCTATTATACGGAGGTGTAACATGGAAATTGCAATTACAAGCATTGCGCAGCTATTAACTATTATCGGGATACTGGCATTCCTTGTTTCCTTAATTACACAGGTATTTAAAGGTGTAAGTTTTCTCTCCAAGATTCCGACCGACATTCTCGTGTTTGTATTGTCCATCGGACTGACTGTGATTGTATTTATCGCATATATGCAGTACATCCATCAGTCTATCTTATGGTACATGATCCTTGCAGCCATCATAGCCGGATTCATCGTGGCATTTGTGGCTATGTACGGTTGGGAGAAATTCTCAGAACTGTGGAAAAGATTTAATAAAGAAGAGTAAAGAGGTAGGGTGCTATGTATTCCGATACAGTAACGATTTTCAACCGATATGAGAGCCGTTTGGGGGATATGTGGTACCCTACTGTTTTGCATGATGTAAATGTCATGGCGGACCGTTCTGCTATCGTCCAGAAGTACGGGGAAGAGTCCAAGGACAATGTGGTTCTGAATGTTCGGTACGATGCAGGAGATATGATTGCCGGAAAAAGCTATCTTACTCCAAAGGCATGGGACAGACAGACAAATGATCTTCTGCCACAGACAATCACATTCACACCGGGTGAGAAATTCGATTTTTTTTATGTGGGGGAATGGACGGAAGATCCCATTGCGGATGATGACTATGAGAACGGATTTTACGATTACATGAACAGCACCTATGACGGTGTGTATGCCGTAACTTCCGTGTCAAAACTGGGAGTTATACCGCATTTTGAGATCACTGGAAAGTAGGTGGATCATGGAAGAGAAAAAAGAAGAAATAAGATATGATCTTGACGGACAAGAAGTAGTCACAACCGCTCTGATGGACCTTATCAACCAGTATCCTGGACTGTCTCCGGGAGATTCCATCGAATACGCTACACTGGGGGATTCCAAAGGGAAAGCAGTGTTCCCGTCAACAGGAAGTGCAATTCGACAGGAAAAGACGGATGTGACTGGCCATGTGGAGCAGACCTGCGATTACCCGTTTATCGTGGTTTACCGGGCAAGCGGACTATCGGAGAGCCGAAAAGCAAAGGTCAAGGAGTGGCTTGATAATCTTGGTAGATGGTTGGAACGGCAGACCATAACGGTAAATGATGCAGAGTATCGGTTGGAAGAGTATCCGATTCTTACGGGGGATAGGGAGTTTAAGCAGATACAGAGAGTAAGTCCGTCATACCTTGATTCTATCAACGAGGACAAGGCAGAGAACTGGATCATTAACATCACAGCAACTTATAAAAATGAATTTGACTTGTAGAAGTCGACCGGGCGGCAATATGGAAGCCGCTCGCTAACCTAATCACTCAAACAGTTATAGGTAGGAGGTTATTTTTTATGTCTAAATTAAAGCGAGAAGCACACGCACTTTACACGAAACCGGCAAGCGGTACTCTTTCCCAGGCATATTACTTACTGGGAAAAGGCATTGATGACATGAGCGTAGAAATGAATGGCTCTTTTGAGCAGACCCGTGATGTCACCGGTGACGTTTCTGTTAGCGATACGGGGTATTCTCCCCAGGTCAGTGTCGAACCGTATCACGCGGATCCGACAGATTCCATTTACGAGTTTTTAAAAGATATTGCCATGAACCGCAAGTCTGGTGATGACTGCAAGGTAAAAATCCTTGAGGTACTGATTGACAAGACGGATGAGGGAAGTGGATACGATGCATGGGAAGAGGACGGCAAGGTGGAGATCACTTCTTATGGTGGTGATACTTCCGGGCTTGGTATCAACTTCAACCTTTGGTATGACGGAAACCGCACCAAGGGAACCGCAACCATTGCATCTAAGGTGCCTACATTCACAGCGGGTTAATAAGAAAGAGAGGATAAAAGAATATGGGAAAAATTGTAGTTGATAGAGGACTTGAACAGTACACCATCGAGGATAAGAACGGAACCGTGCTCGGTAAGTTTGAAATGAATCCTGCGGATGTGGAACTGGTCAAGCGGTATGAGCACGTAGCTGAAGCAGTGAGCCATATCGCAGACAATGTGGATGAGCGCAAGGATATTGTGGACATTGTGAAAGAAATGGAAGAAGAACTGGATAAGCAGATTGACTATCTGTTCAATTCCAACGTATCGCAGAGTTTCTTCTCCATCACATCCCCGTTTACTGTTTTGGCTACCGGTGAGTTTTTCGTGGAGAATGTGCTCAATGCTATCGGCAAGCTGATTGAAGCAGAGACCGGCAAGCGGTTTGAAAAGGTACAGACCAAAATCAACCAGTATACCAGTAAGTACCATAAGTGAGGTTTGGGATGAATCTATGGGAATTGCCTACATCCGTGACAGCAAACGGACATGAATATCCTATCAGGACAGATTATAGGGCGGTGTTGGATGTGCTGACCGCCCTTTCTGACAAGGATATGACCGGGGATACACCGGCAGAGACAAATTACATCCAAAGTGAGATCATCCGACAGATCATGTTTGAGGATCCCGACAGCATACCTGATGAAGATTTGGAAGATGCATTCAAAGGTGTGGCGGAATTTATCGACATGGGTATCGAAAAAACGGACAAACCGAGTCCGCGGGTTATGGACTGGGAGCAGGATGCAACACTGATCATCCCGGCAGTAAACCGTGTGGTTGGTAGAGAAATCCGCGCGGACAAATATATGCACTGGTGGACATTTCTGTCAGCGTACATGGAGATAGGCGAGTGTACTTTTACTCATATCCTATCCATACGACAGAAAAGAGCCACCGGGAAGAAATTGGAAAAGTGGGAGCAGGATTACATCCGGGATAACAAGGATGTGGTGCTGCTTAAGGATAAATTGACAGAGCAGGAGAAGCGGGAGCGTGAGGAAGATGAAAAAGCCATCAAGGAACTGCTCGGATAGGCGGTGCGTGTGGCAAAGAATGCTGTTGTAATTGATACTGAACTTAGAATAGACCAAGCTAAAAAGGAAATTTCTAATTTAGAGTCCTATATAAAAAATTTGGAAGCAACAAAAGAAAGAATGGATAGAATTTTTTCCACATCTAAAGAAATTGGAATTGCTCCAAGTCAAGATGATTTGAAGTATTACGATACACTTGTTTCTGAAATAGATAGGGCAAAAAATAACATATCTGGACTTAATGCAGAAATACAGTCTTTGGAAAATTCTAAAAACGGAATGGAAGATAAGGCAAATAGTATTAAGAATATCAGAGACGCTTCTGAAAAAGCATCTAAATCTATCAGAAAAATGGGAGATTCTGCTAAAAAAAGCAGTGGAAATTTCAAAGTTGGTTTAAAAACCATGCTTAAATATGTTTTTGGAGTTCAAAGTCTGATAGCACTTATCAATAAGTTGCGCTCTGCGATGGTTGAGGGCTTAAAGAACCTTGCTCAATTCAATGATGGTGTAAATCCTACCAACACGGCATTGAGCAACCTTAAATCGGCTCTCACGCAGTTAAAGAATAGCTTCGCTGTGGCATTTGCACCGATTCTGACGGTAATAGAACCGATTTTGACAAGGCTTATCAGCTTGTTGAGCACTGCCATGAATTATGTCGGGCAGTTTTTTGCGGCACTGACCGGAGCAAGTACCTTCACAAAGGCTATCAAGGTGCAAGAGAACTATGCAAAGAGCCTTAACGGGACCGCGGCGGCGGCTAAGAAAGCAAAGAAATCTGTATATGCATTTGATGAACTGAATACAAAAGATAACGGGTCAACATCATCTTCTGGTGGAAGTGGATCTGTAAATCCGAACCAGATGTTTGAAGTGGCACCGATTGAGAGTAAGATTGCAGGATTGGCGGACAAAATAAAATCTATTATTGATCCTATCAAAGAAAGTGTGCAGAACTGGTTTGCAAATGTGAATTTTGATCCGCTAATTGATAGCTTTAACAAATTAAAGGTAGCTGTGCAACCGATAGTTGATAATATCGGTAACGGTCTGCTGTGGCTGTTTGAGAACGTTTTAGAGCCACTCGGTAGCTTCGTAATTGAAGATGCACTTCCGGCATTTTTCAATTTGTTGGCCAGTGCAGTAGAAGCTTGCAATAAGGCATTTGAGGTGATCTCCCCGTATCTGAGTGATATATGGAATGAAGTGTTTGCTCCTTTCGCGGCATTTCTTGGAGAAACATTCGTAGGAATATTGAACGATGTGTCTCAATTTTTCTCCGACATGGGAGATATGTTCGTTGAAAAATCGGAAGAAATCGGAACTATATTTGAGTTTCTGAAAAACGTATTGAACCTTGTATCGATAACATGGAAGGTATGTATCCAGGCTATGTCTGGTCAATTAAAACCTTTTCTGACAATGGTTAAAAACATAATATCCCATGTCATTGACATCTTAAGCGGATTTATTAAGTTTATCACCGGTGTATTTACGGGAAACTGGAGACAAGCATGGGAAGGTGTAAAAGATGTCCTTAAGGGCATTCTTAATGTCATCATTGATATAGTTGAGGGAAGCATCAACAGAATCATAGGTGCACTGAATGCTATTAGTTTTGATATCCCTGATATCGTTCCCGGCATTGGCGGAAAGCATATTGGATTTAACATCACACCAGTATCACTGCCCCGTTTGGCAAGTGGTACGGTTGTTCCCAGGCAGTCAAGAGAGTTTGCTGCTATACTGGGTGATAACAACCGGGAAACTGAGGTTGTGTCACCTCTGTCAACTATGAAGCAGGCTATGATAGAAGCACTTTCAGAATCCGGCTTTGGCGGTGGAAATGGAGATGTATATATTTCCGCTGACGGTGACATGGATGCTCTTATCAGACTTCTTAAGTTTAAGATAGAGAGAGAAAACAACCGTGTTGGCAGAAGTTTTGAAAAGGTGGTAACTGTATGATAACTGTTGACGGGAAAACTTATAATGTAGCTGTGACAGACGTATCTCTTGATACAGAATTTATATATAAATATGCAGAGCGTACAGAGGATTATAACCTTAATTACGAATTAGGAGCAGTTTACCACAATCAATCATTAACTTTCGGCATCGTGGATACATCGAATCAGGATTTTGTGGATTTGTATAAATTGCTTTCCAGTAAAGGAATTGATAATGGGACCGGACACAATGTGCAAATATGGACACCTATGGGGAAACTTACATTTTTGATGTATCCTAACAAATTAAATGTGAAAATGATTTATGAAAAAGGTAGTAAGACATGGTGGAGCGGATTTAATGTAAAGTTTATTGCCGTAAAACCTGCAGAAAGCTGGTAAATATGAGAAAAACATATTGCAAAGCACACATGGTATTTGCAGACGTGACAGCCCTGGCAGACAGTACACCAAGCACAAACGATAATAGTGATATTGCGGATGTGTCTTTGCTAAATGGCAAGGTGTCAGTAAATGACTATGGAACATTAGAACTGAATCAGTTTTTGCTCGATGGAAGTAAAACGGTAATAAACAATCCGAACGATATAGCTTTTATGTCACAAGAACAGTCCGGAGAAAAATGTAAATTTGCAACAAATCCACTTGTTACTTTTGCATTTTCGCAGAATCATACATCTGCAGGAATTACACTTAATTTTGGATTTGATTATCCGGCAGAAATAGTTGTGACATGGTATGCAGCAAATAATATAAAGCTATTAGCAAAAACATATTATCCTGATGCAATTACATATGTGTGCAGGCAGCAAAACGAGAATTACCAAAAAATCACAGTAGAATTTATAAAAACAAGATTGCCCTACAGATATGCAGAACTGCAGTGGATCATTTATGGGCTAGAAATTGATTGGACTGGTGCGGATATACAATCTGCTAAAGTAACAGAAGAAGTTGATGTAACATCTTCCACACTGTCCATAAACACGGCAAATATCTCTATTATCGATGCTAACAATGATTTTGATATAGAGAACGATGACGGAGCATGGAAAGCAATACAAAAAACTCAGGAAGTTACTCTGACAGAATATGTCAACGATGAACCTATACCATGTGGGGTTTTCTTTATTGATGGGAAATCATTCAGTAAAAATATTGCAAGTTTTGAACTTATAGACCGAATAGGTCTGCTGGATAATTACACTTTCGATCAGGGAGAAATGTATACCAACAAACCTATCGGAGACATCATAAAAGCAATATTCGCGTGTGCGAATATTACAGATTATGAAATATCCGAGGATGTGTATAATTTGACTGTTTCCGGCACTCTTGATATACAGAGTTGCCGTGAAGCATTGCAGATGTGCTGTTTTACCGTAGGAGCATTGGCGGATGATAGCAGGACCGGAACAATAAAAATTTATAAACCGGACAGATATGTGAAATATACCATTCCTATCAACAGAAAATTTAATGGCAACACTGAGGTATCTCTGAAAGAATATGTATCAGGTGTGTCGATTACAAGCAATGTTTATGCGCTTGATGTTGACACAAGTAATATTTACGATGATACACTTCCGGCGGGAGATACACGTATTGAATTTTCAGACCCATATGATCCGACTACGATTACCATATCTTCTGGCACGATAAAAGAGAAAAAAGTACATTATATGATCGTTAATATGAAGAACTCCGGCCAATGTACAATTACTGGAAAGAAATACGAAAAAACCACTCTGACGACTGCTGTCAATGATGAATATGTAGATGCAAATGAAGTTGCTAATATTAAAGAGTTTGGAGATTTGACATTACATAATTCTGATATCATGAAAGACACTGCTGACAGCCTTTTGAGATATTACAAATTGAGGAAAGAGATCAATTTGAAATACATCATTGAAAAAGAGCAAAGCGGTGACTGGGTGGCTGTTAATAACGTCAGAGGTCAATCAGCAACATCACTTGTTGAAAGCCAGTCTATTGATCTTGTGGGCGGTTTTTTATCAACAGCAACATGCTGCGGATATTCGGTTGTTGTTACCGATTATGCATTTACTGGTACAGAGTTATACGCGGGAGGTGATTATTTGTGAATCTAAATCCAATTACTCCGTTTCAGATCATTGAAAATCTGAAAAAAGAAAACCAACTTCTGAAAGAAGAAAATGAAAAATTAAGGGAGGAGTTGCTGAATAATGATCTTATGGATGGACCAGGTAACGGACCGATCACAGAGTGATGTCGATAGAGCAATTTTGCTTTTATCAAAAGCATGGACTTCCTATTCTGAAGATGAAAAAATTGAATATCTCAATGGGTTAAAAGGGTGTTTGAATACATCAGATTTAAAACGAATAAAAAATAACATTTCTTTGCTTAATGAAGTTTTGGAATTAAATCTGACTATATCAGAAGTACCCAGAATCCCAACCAAAGAATATTTTGATGAGATATTGACAAATGTATCAGAAATCAGAAAAGCATATATGGTGCATGCGACTACACCTGCGACACCAGTGCAACCATTAAATGATTTTGAAAAATGGAACAATATCGAACAAATACTGTACGACGTTTATGAAATCTTAATGAATAACTTTAATTATTATTGCGGAGAAGAAATCTTCGCGGGAGATGAAACCGGACTATTACTGTAAAGAAAGAGAGGTATTTACAATGGCATTTGTGAAAAAAACATGGAAAGACAGAATTGCAGAGTTTCCCACAAGACGTAGATTGACCAAAGAGGATAATACAAGTGAACTTGTTACCGTAGCAAGAGAAGAAGGAACATTATCACAGGAAGGTGATGCTTTTTCTGCTGAAAATATGAATGACCTTGAAAGCAGAATTGATGCAGAGTTTACTGAGGTAAATGGCAAGTTACCAGAGTATATTGACATTACAGCCAAATGCCCTGCATCTACGTGGTGTAATATACCTTTGCCAGATGCTATTTTATCTACAAATAGAGTCATAGACGTGAATAGACCTGCTGATTCTGATAGTAATGTATACGGTGTTATATGGTGGCCATCAGCAGATAAACAAATTACAATACTGCGTATAAACACAAACGGCACAAATTTGACTATAGATAATACAGCAAAAACTATTAAACTTCGTATATGGTTCTGTTAATATTATCATTTAATTTAATCGGATTGCGATGAATAATCCACTACTACGTAATTGGTGTGTACTCTATTTTATGATTAAGGCACTAAATGTTATAGTCTTGCTATCAGCCCATGCCCCGTTTACAGCCGTTTGCACTGCAAATCTAAAACTATTAGTGCTTACATCAAAAATCCCAATACGATACGCCAATGTACTGTCATATGCAAACGGGATAATGCATTTAGCATCAGGATATGATGTTTTTGGTATATATATAATTCCACTATTACTGTCCGTTCCTGTCTTTTCTGATAATGTAATTATTTGTATTTTTGTATCTAAATTGCCATTTACAGAAGGAGTGATAGCCGATGGGCGGAGATTAAAAACATAACAATTATTAAAAAATACAGAAAGGAAAATAAAATGAAAACAGGAAACGAATTAGTTACATACGCAAAAAAACGTCTTGGCACTCCATATTTTTACGGAGCCAAAATCCATGAGGGTGCGTTGACGGAACGCAAGATGAGCACCATGCACACTATGTATCCCAAGGTGGTCACCACCTATTACATGGCCAAGGCAAGGCGAAAGAAACAGGTCGGCAAGGTCAATGTGGACTGCTCTGGACTGATTGGCGGTTACCGACAGCTTAACATCGGCTCCTACCAACTCTATCAGACCGCATACACCCGTATGCCGATTGCACAGATTGACAACTTTGCTCTCGGTACAGTCCTTTGGAAGTCTGGCCATGTGGGAGTCTATATCGGCAAGGTAAACGGAGTCCCCATGTGCATCGAAGCCAAGGGAATCAATTACGGCACGGTGCTGACCAAGGTATCCTCTACCAAGTGGGTGTACGGTCTTACTTTTAAGGATATGACGTATTCCTATGAGACCAAGGTGCCCGGCACATGGAAGGGAACAAACCCTTACACAGAGCCTACCATGACGGTGACCAGTAAGGCACAGGCAAGGAAGAAGGGTATCAAGGTATTTCTTTCCTCTGGCGATGGTGTCAAGTGGATTCAGTGGGAACTTATGGAAGCCGGTCTGCTGAAAGAATCTGATATTGACGGAATCTGCGGTTCCAAGACCGTAGCAGCTATCATTGCATATCAGAAGTCTTGCAAGATTACTGCGGACGGACTGGCGGGCAAGACCACAAGAAAGTACCTGGCAGCATAAAAATGAATCCCCCATCGGAGCAGATCCGGCGGGGGATTTTATGTACTGCCTTAACTGCTGCTTGCTCAAGCAACCGTCACATAAGGTAACAAAAAGCGTTATAAAAAAATAACATCAATCACATTCATGTTATCGTCAACGATTATCTGTCGGATCACATCTCGCCAAAAGAATTTCCGGTGTAATTTATCGAGATCCTTGTATATTTCTTTCCAGTCAGACACAAACACCTCTCGCAAGTGCTCAATGCTGTCATGAGACCGCCTAGAATCCTCATATTGCCCTATTAAATCATTAAGCCTTAAATACTCCGTGTCATAGTATTCTTCACTTATTCTGCCCTTTAAAAACATTGTATTAAGCCTGTCCAATTCTGCCCGGTATTTTGATACATTGTTGGTTGAGTGCTTTTTTTCTGATTTCTGATCTGACATATCCGTTTCACGTTCTGCCAAAAAGGTATCTACCCAGTTCAGTAGCATCTCCTCAATAAGATTCTCGGATTTCACCTTGGCAAATCCGCACATTTTGGTAGAGTGATATTCGCAGTGGTAGTACCGATACACATTACCGCTTCGGTGACTTTTTTGACAGGACCGCATCAGCCGATTACACTCCGGGCACCGGATCATACCAGAGAACAATACTTCAGTCTTCTTGTTTCCTGCGGTGCGGATCACTGGTTTTTTCTGTTGGAGATCCTGCCACTCCTCTTTAGATATGTACGGTTCGCAGAAATTATCATTATCTTTGTAACATCCATAATAAAAAGGGCTGCGGATTATGCGTTTGATAGCCTGAATCTCAAATCTTGTACCGTACTGTTGGTTGATATGCCGGGCGGTGGCAGAGTAGTTTCGATATTTGCGATAGTATTCAAACAGATCCGCAACAGCATCTTCCCATTGTTCTTCCTTTACCAGTCTGCGCACTCCATTCACGACAGCGTTGTGGTATCCAAACGGTGTAGAGTGATCCGGGAGTATAGACTTCCCGATGGATGCCGCATAACGGATGGTATCTTTTCTCCTCTCAGAGTTTAATGCCCATTCCAACTCAGCCATTGATGCCTGCATATACATGAAGTTCTTTCCATAGGGTGTAGTGGTGTCGATTTGCTGACTGACGGAGACAAGGTTGCAACCGTTGATTTCCATGTCGTGATATAGGTTGCAGAAATCTCGGGTATTACGTGCGATACGGTCATACCGCTGAATGACAACAAGCTGGATTTTTCTATCAGACACATCCCGCATCATTCGCTGAAAGTCTTTTCTCTTTTTGGTGGAGTGTCCGGTGATCCCGTAGTCTCCATCATAAACCGTGGCAGTGTAATTCCCGGAGCCGTACTTGTCATCCAGGTACCGGCGGCACATATCAATTTGCACATCCATGCTGTCGGAGTTGTCCACGGCTTTGGATTTACGTGGGTAGATTGCACAGTTAATCATTGCTGTTCCTTTCTGACAGAAAAAGCCACTATAAAAGTGGCTTAATCAATCTATACGTAGTACGGATTTGGTTTGCAGAGAATTAAAATGAGATCAATTAACCAACCAATACCGAATAACCCTGCGGTGAACAGATAAACAATCCCCATGCCGATTTTTCCCTCATAAAATTTATGCCCGCAGATAGTAAACAGGCAAAGACAGAAAGAAATCCACTTGTTTTTAGGTTTTCCAAGATAAAAACCACCGTTGACGTTCTGATTCATGTTTGTGTTGTTGATTACGACATTCGGATTTGGGTTGCTGGAGATATTCTCCACCTGTTTTCCGCACTTTGGACACACAACACAACTCATGTCAATAGATTCTCCACAAAACTTACAAAATTTTTTCTGTTCTTCCATAGCTTTTCTCCTTTTTACATTTTATCTGAATAGGCTAATATTCGCCTAATCATTTCTTTTTGGGTTTCATCTGCTTTTCGGTATTTCATTAGCAAATCCTGCTCTTCTTCGGATAGAGAAATTGTGTAATCCATCGTCTGTCCTGCGGGATCCCATTTTACATCTTCGCCATTTATAAGATATTCGATAGATACCTCAAAATAATCGGCAATCTTTTTCAGAATAGCAGTGGACAAATTATTCCCTCTGTTTTTCCAATTACTGATAGTACTCTGACTTATGCCTAAATCTTTGCATACTTTGTATGTAGTTATCCCTTTTGATTTGCATAATTGCACAAAAATCTCATACATAAATTAGCAATACTTCACAAATATAAAATACTTCACAATCTTGTATTGACTACTTCACAAATATAAAGTATTATAAACAAGTAAAGTGCTTCACAAATTAAAAGCAACTTGTTTTACTAATTGCAAGTACTTCATAGATGTGTCCTTTCTTTTGTGTGACAACTAAAGAATATCACAAAAGTGAAGTATATGCAACCACTATATATAGATAGGAGGTGTGTATATATTGTGTTTGTATGAAAAAATCAATGAATTATGCAAACAAAAAGGAGTTTCGATTTACAAGATGTGCAAAGACACAGGTATTGCACAGAACGTTGTGAGTAACTGGCAGAACAGACCTGATGCTGAACCGACATTAAAAAATGCTGTCGTGTTAGCTAAGTATTTTAAGGTAAAAGCAGAGTATTTTTTGAAAGAATAGGAGAAAGTCTATGAAAGGATTTGTATTAAAAGGAAAGAAATTTGCCTACAAAAGCAAGCAGAATGTCGAATCTGTCACCATCCGTGTGACACCGGAAGCGTACAACGCACTGGTGGACATGGCGAACGAGAGCACATTATCTATCAGAAATATCGCATCGCAGGCTATTTTATTTGCCTACGGCAACCTTGTAATCGACCGGGAGGAGGATGCGGATGTCTGCAATGACTGAGGAACAAGCTGACAGAGCAATGCGCATTTTGGCAGAGTTATATGCCGACCAGATTGGCATGAAGAACCCGAAGATTACAATCACGAGAAAAGGAGAGAAGAAAGAATGAAAAAGCAGATTATACCTATCGAGAGAGCAAGCGAGAGCACCATCAATGCTCTGATTGAAGCAGGAGTACTGGTAGTGACCGAGGACGGTCTGAAGTGTGCGGAGGTGGACTGACATGGGAAAAAAGGAAGAAGTTTTGATCGCTGTTCCTTACGATGACTTTATCTGTGGAATACATGCATTGCGGATTCTTATATCTGCCAGGCAGATGTTAAATAGTGGTGATGCCTTTGCATCCGATGGACTTAAGGCAATCCTCGGAATAAAAAAAGAGGACGGTGATAAGGATGCCGGAAAGAATTGAGAACCGCATGGTTGTGGATTCTGAATGGGAATGTGCCGGAAAACCTGTCCATCAATGTCAGATATGTTCGAGCAATATTTATTCTGGTGATGATTTTTACAATTTCAACGGTGATATCGTTTGCGACAGTTGCGGATGGGAATATGTTCGAGAGAACTTCCGTCAGACAGCAGAATAGGAGAAAGAATATGGAAAAAGAAAGAATGACCATTACCACAGCAGAGTACAAACAGTTGCTGGAAAGTAAAATCCGCATGGATTTACTCTGGCAGAGATGCTTGAAAATGAAGCATGAGGATGATGTAAACGAGATGTTAATTGACGAGATTCAATTTATTTTGAACGCGGATGACAACTACGATCCGTTCTGTGGACTTCCGATGGAAGATGTGCCGCAGGGAAATTTTGATTTACAGGAAGATGGGAGGAATTAATCATGGCAACACCGGTATTAATTATAGGTAAATCTGGAGCAGGAAAGAGCACAAGCATGAGAAATTGCTCTGGAAACGATGACTGGAATGTCATCAGAGTATTAAATAAGCCGTTGCCCTTTAAAGGGAAAATTAACGGTTGGAAGACGGACGATTACCAAACCGTCATGAAGTGCCTTTATTCTGCCAAAGCAAAAAACATCGTGTTGGATGATGCAGGGTATCTGATTACCAACCAGTTTATGAATGGTCATGCGAGCCAGGGAGCAGGAAACGCAATCTTTTCATTTTATAACAAGATCGGTGATTCCTTCTGGAATCTAATCACATTTATCACCGACAAGCTGCCGGAGGAAAAAATCGTGTACATAATGATGCACGAGGAGCAGAACGACTTCGGACAGATCAAGGCAAAAACGATCGGTAAGATTTTGGATGAAAAAGTATGTATCGAGGGTATGTTTACTATCGTCCTTCGGTGTATTGAGGAATCTGGAAAGCATTTATTTGTCACCCAGTCAGCGGATGGAGCAATCAGCAAGTCTCCCTTGGGAATGTTTGATGATCTGACTATCGACAACGATCTGTTGTTGGTGGAAAAGGCTATCCGTGAATATTACGAGATTTAAGGAGGTATTAAATTTGGAACTTTTGTTGTTTATTCTGATTTTTATTTTTCTTCTGATCGTTGTCATAGCAATTACTGACACAATCGAAAAATGCAGTTATTACAAATGGAAAGCAAAAAGTAACAGGGAATTTTTAGACAAAGAAAGCGAGGATAAAAATGCAAAAACCGAATAATTACGAGGAAACACAGGCACAGGGAGAATGGACACCGGTGGAGTTGGGTGGACATAAGATGATCATCAAGCAGGTAAGTGAGAAGCAATCTCAAAACGGAAAGCCGATGATCGTGGTGTTGTTTGATTTTGCACCGGATGATAAGCAGCCGAACTACTTCATGGATTCTTTCCAGAATGACAGCCGACCGGATAAAAAGTGGTCTAATCAGGGCACGCAGTACATTCTGACGGAAGATCAGGACGGAAAGTGCTCCAAAAGTTTCAAAACGTTCTGCACTTGTGTAGAAAATTCCAACACCGGATTCACTTGTTGGAAGAATGATCAGTTTGATTTTGCCGGAATCAAAGGGAAAAAGATTGGCGGTGTATTTGGCGAGCAGATGGATTTTTACAACGGCGAAGAGAAGAAAAAGCGTGTCCTTAGGTGGTTCTGCTCAATAGACAAAGTAGCAGATGCAGTGATCCCGGATTTGTCAGAGACAAAAGCATACAAAGAAAGACCGAAGAATACAGCCACCGGATCTGATGGATTTATGAATATTCCTGACGGCATCGATGAAGAATTACCGTTTAATTAAAGCCTATGGAAAAGAGCATTGCAGAAATAAAGAGGATGGAGCAGGAGATTAAGCAAAGGCTCCTATTTATCAATCCAAAGTTGAATGAGCAGAGCGGTATCTACTTTCTGACAAGAAAGGATGAACAAGGTATCAAATACGCTTACATCGGACAGGCAAAACACATCCTCTCTCGGTTGGCTCAGCACATGACGGGTTATCAGCACATTGATCTGAGTTTAAAAAAGCATGGTCTTATTTCCAACAGCAATATGTGCGGGTGGAATGTTAATTTTTTGAACTTCCCGGAGAAACTACTGGACGAAAAAGAGCAGTATTACATCAAAAAATATGCTCTTGGAGGGTATCAACTTCGCAACAAAACAGCCGGCGGGCAAGGATTCGGAAAGAAGCAGATTGATGATTACAGACCTGGGAAAACATACCGGCAGGGAGTTGAACAAGGCATGAAAAATGCAAGCCGAGATGTGGCAAAACTGTTTGAAAAGCATCTGAATGTTTCTGCCAAAAACGACCCGCCGACAGTCAATCAGATGAAAGCTATGGATAAATTTGAGAAATTCTTGGAGTTGAGCAAAGATGACAGTGGAGGAAATTAAGCAGCAGTATTCCATGCGTGATGTGGTGGAAATGTATGGTTTTCATCCAAACAGGGCCGGTTTTATCTCCTGTCCGTTCCACTCCGGGGATCACAGTCCATCCATGAAAATCTATCAGAAAGATTTTCACTGCCATGCTTGTGGGGCGAATGGAGATATTTTCACTTTCGTTCAGCGGATGGATAATTGCTCATTTAAGGATGCATTTTTGAAATTGGGCGGCGAGTACGAGCATAAGACAGACTGGCAGCGGAAAAAATTCGAGTATCAATTACAACAAAAGAAAAAGAAAGAGAGGAAAGAACTGGAACGTAAGCGGCAATGGAAGAGAGAAATACTGCAGGACATACCAATGCAAAAGCTATTTGCTAAATGCTTTCCAGTTTTTTCCGATGATTGGTGCGCAGCGGTGAACCGATTAGAATATGATTTTTACATTTTGGATGAAATGAATAGAGAGGGGGTGAAACTATTTGATTGAAATAGCAACACTCGATGCAGAATCCGTCATGTCAGATGCGGTGCTTGACGAGGTGTTTGAAGAAACGGACCCAATTATGCGGAGCCGTATACTTTTATCTTTGCAAGAAAGAGCAAAACTTCTCGGTGTGAAGACGAAATTTGACACGATGGTCCGGGCATATAACAAAGTTGAGCGGCAGATAAAAAAGGATGAGCGGGATAAGAAAAATACACCAAATATGGATGACAGAATGACAGAATTTGACTACTTCGAGGACGGACATGAGTTATCATGCGGTTCCTGGTATGCAAATCAGAACGGTGTCAGATCTTATGATTTCATGGGAGAGCATATTGCCTGCTATCATCCGATTCTCATATCAAAAAGGCTGGTCAATGCAGAGACGGGAATCGAAAAGGTGCGATTAGCGTTCTGTAAAGGCTTCAAATGGAAAGAAATCACCGTAGATAAGGAAACTATTGCATCTAGCAATAAAATCGTTTCTTTGGCTAAATACGGGGTGTCAGTGACATCTGAAAATGCAAGGTTGCTTGTACGTTTTCTGTCAGATCTTGAGAACCTGAATATCACTCAAATTGACAATGTGGTATCCACATCGAAATTTGGATGGATCGGGAAAGAATTTATGCCGTATGATGTGCAAATCGAATTTGATGCAGAGAGCCGGTTCAAAGATATTTACGAGAGTTTACAATCAAAAGGAAGTTATGATGATTGGCTGAAGCTTATTCGGCAGCTCCGAAAGTCCGGCAGGTATGAACCGCAATTATACCTTGCCGGAGCGTTTGCAAGTATTCTGCTCAAACCGTTGAATGTGCTGCCGTTTATCCTCAATCTCTGGGGTGAGACTGGAAAAGGTAAGACAGTTGCTCTGATGGTAGCGTGTTCTGTATGGGCGAACCCGGCAGAGAATAAGTACATAACTGATTCATCCAGTACTCAAGTGGCTGTGGAAGTCAGGGAGGATATTCTGAACAACTTACCACTGATGATGGATGATCTGTCAAAGGTTCGGGACCGGTTGGGAGATGGTTTTGCAGATTTTATCTATCTGCTGTGTGGCGGAAAAGGTAAAGACCGCAGCAACGTCAATCTCGGAATGAATAAGCAGAATACCTGGCAGAATATATGTCTTACCAACATCGAGAGACCTCTGACAAACGACACAATGCGTGCCGGGGCTATCAACCGTATCCTTGATTTTGAAATGGATGACGGATCCATATTCAGGAACGGAAACCACATAGTAAGCGTTTTAAGCAAGAATTATGGGTTCGCAGGTAAAATGTTTGTTGACATCATAAAAGATATGGATTTGGACGAATTAAGAGCCATGCAAGAGGGATTTCTGCGGAAGATAAACGAATATGCTCAATCAAAAGAGCAGGAGAAAGAGGAAAAACAGTCCATACCGCTGTCCATCCTACTAACCGCTGACAAGATCGCAACGGATGAGATCTTTCAGGATGGAATCTACCTTGATCTGGAGCGATGCACCGATGCTCTCAAGAATAAAGGTGATGTGTCGGAGAACGACCGGGCATATGAATTTATTCTGTCGGAGATCACCATTAACATCAATAAATTTGTGCCGGATGACACAGGAGCATACCGCGGCGAGATGTGGGGATGTATCAAAGATGGATATGTAGTGATCATTTCATCAGCATTCGACCGGATCGCGGAGCGCGGAAATTTTTCCCGAAAAGGGTTCCTTCAGTGGGCTGTGAAGCGGGAAATTGTGCAGCCTGACAACCGAGGGATTGCCACGAAAACCTGTCGTTTCAGTGGTATCGCACCAAAATGTGTATGGTTGCGGCTACCGGATGATTTGACGGACGAGAATGGCTTTATCAAGGTTCCGGAGGATATGCAGGAACAGTTGCCATTTACATGATTCTGTGACCGCGTGACCGCTGTGACCGCAAAAAAATGACTATATATAAAGCGAATAAAAAAATATGAAAATTTAAAATTTTTTATTTTGTTCTATGGAATTACAAAAAAGTATGGTCACACGGTCACACCCGCATAAACATT